CTTGAGGGTAGTCTGGGGTCCAGTGCTACCTCAGGATTTATCCAGACTAGTTTCTAATGAGCAGACACTAGTTCAAAATGGCATTCACTCAAGGAGACGAGCTATGGATGAGGTAGGGGTCAAAGACCCAGAGATAGAATTTAATAGATGGCTTGAGGAAAGGGAAATTATCCTCAGGATGAATAAAGAGCTTAATACCAAATCCGTCAGGGGCGGAACGAGAGGGAGAGTTGTAGAGCCCCAGGCAGAGGGTGTTGAGGAATAACCTAGAGGAGGATAAAAGTTGGCAGATGATGAACTAAACCAAAACCAGAACCCCGAAGGGGAGGAGCCAGAACAGAGCCAAGCGTCCAGAATTACTGAGCTTGAGGGAATGCTAGCTCAAAAGGACGAGGAGTTAACTAAAGCTAATGCCCGCATCACTGAGCTTGAGCAGGCTGTGGCTGAGTCGGATGAAGAGTTGACCACTATCAACAATTCTTTGACTGAGGCTGTAGCTACCTATAAAGCTGTAGTGGTTCAGGTAAATCCAGAAGTGCCTGAGGAACTCGTCGCTGGTAACAGCATTGAGTCTATCAATGACTCCCTCAAGCAGGCTAAAACCCTGGTTAGTAGGGTGAGGCAGGGATTAGAAGCTGAAATTTCAGCAGCTAAGATTCCTGCCGGAGCTCCACAGAGAACACCGCCTGACCTATCAGCTCTATCCCCGCGGGAAAAGATTCAATACGCAATAGGAGGTAAGAAATAATGGCATTAACACTAGCTGAGGCAGCCAAACTATCAAACGATATTCTACTTCAAGGGGTGGTGGAAACCATCGTTAAGGATTCGCCCATTCTTCAGCAACTCCCCTTCATAGAAATTGTAGGTAATGGTTTAACCTATAATCAGGAGAAGACCTTGCCTAGCATTGATTTCTATGATGTCGGTGATACCTGGACTGAATCAACCCCAACCTTTGAGCAGAAAACAGCCAACCTGAAGATTATGGGCGGAGATGCTGATGTTGATAATTTCCTCAAGGCGACGCGAAGTAATATTCAGGATTTGGAGGCAGCTATTATTGAGCTTAAAACTAAGGCGCTCAGGCGTAAGTTTGAAGAGATCTTCATCTATGGCGATTCTACAACTAACGCTAAGCAATTCGATGGTCTTCTGAAGCTCATTGATACTGCTACTGCCAGTGACCAGGTAATAGCTATGGGGGCTACCGGAGCCACCCTTACCCTGGCTAAGCTGGATGAGCTTATTGATACGGTAAAGGGTGGTAAGCCTGATGTGCTGCTTATGAGCCGCCGCTCAAGGCGAAAGATTAACGCCCTGGTCAGGGCGGCTGGGGGGATGATGGAGACTGACCGAGATAATTGGGGCAACTTCATCCAGTTGTGGGACGGTATCCCTATCGGCGTCTCTGACTGGATTCTGGATACCCACGTGCTTACCGATAGCATGGAGACAGCGACCGCAGGCGGCACTTGCTCCACCATCTATACCACTCAGTTTGGAGAGGGGGGTCTCTGCGGCTTAACCAGCCCCGGTCACCTTCAGGTGGAGCCTATCGGCTCACTGGAGACCAAAGACGCCTCACGAACCAGGATTAAGTGGTATGTCTCCCTAGCTCTATTTAGCACCATCAAGGCAGCTGCCCTGATTGGGGTTCAGGACTAAACTAACTCAGGATAGGAGGTTAAAAGTGAAAAAACAAGAACTAGCCAACTGGCTATGCCGATATAGGCTTAGCAAGTATCATGAGGACATTGAGCCCTACCGGGGTAGGGAAGCTGAGTTCCACAAGCTCTTTAAGCCCTATGAGGTGATAGAGCAAGAGGGGAACTGCCTACTGAACTCTGGCATTGACGAGATGTGGGACTTAATCACCGGTGCTGTTTCTGGCGCTGACCATATCTATGACAATACCCATGCCCAGATTGGCGTTGGTGATTCCTCAACTGCCGCTGATGCTACTCAGACTGACCTGCAGGCAGCCACCAACAAGACCTACAAGGGTATGGAAGACGGTTTTCCCACATCTGCCAGTCAAAAGGCAACCTTTAAGTCCAGCTTTGGCTCTAGCGATGCTAACTACGCCTGGAACGAGTGGGTGGTTAAGCAATCAACCAGTGCTAAATGTCTGAACCGTAAGGTTGAGAGTCTTGGCACAAAGTCCACAGGCACATGGACGCTAGAAGTTGAAATCAGC